TTTGGCTCGTCACTGTCTGTAGCATCTGACGCGCTACTTGCGTCTGATGGTTTAAATACTGGCTGAAAGAGTGTTGTGCGTGTTATCTCTTCGTCACTACTGTCATACAGCTTTACCTTTCCTTTCACAATATCCATCAATACTTTGTCTGCCCATTCCATTTTTGCTGTAAAACTTTTATCTAAATTTTCGCTTTCTTCCCCAAATTCATTAAAATATAGAAATGCAGTAGCGATATGCCTACTCAACGTCTCTATAATCTGTGGGGTGTCACTATCAATTGCACTAAGCGAGTACCTACTTCCAATAACAGAATCTATATATGAATCAGCGTCTGCAATATACGCAACGATTGTCGCACTTGTTATATTACTTGTATCAGTAAATCCGGTTGCAGCTCTGATTGCTGCTTCTGTTGTATATGCCATATTAATATCCAATTATTGCTTTAAGTAGCGCTGCCATTGTCAGGAAGAATCCCCCAACCTGCGCCCAATGTTTAAATGTCCATGTTGTTATATCAACATATGCCTTTTTTCTAGTGTCTCGTATAATATGATCTTCTTCTAGTTTTCTTAACACTTCATCATTGTTTTCTATACGTTTTTCAATTGCCACAAGCTGACGTGCTATCTCCTCTTTGAGTGTCGCAAAATCTTTATAATCAACCTTGTTATCTATTTTTGCTATAACCTCACTAATATGTGAGTTTAGACTATTCATTCCACTATTAATCATTCTATCAAAATGATCAAAATCAACACGTAATGCAATCAATAAATCATGATCGTTATTTAGTTGGTTTTTCAATCGATCATTTTTATCACCCATATTACACAATATCATCTTCAGCAAAAGCCTCCTCAACAGACGCCAGCGTAGCATTTTTAGTCTCTTCTGCGCTAAGAGCAACCTGCTGTCGCTTGAGGGCGTGATATAAGTTACGCAGTTCATCTATGCGCTTTTGTTTAATAAAATTTATTTTATCGTTGAGTGTGCCGTCTCCTGCATATCCGTAGTGGGCCGCAAGTAATGGGATAGCTTCTGCCATCACACTGTCTTTTATGGTGATTGTTTGGGTTATTTGTGCCATATTAGTTGTGTGGGTACCATTTAATTATAAAGTCTTTTTGGATAATATCGTCGTCATTTGTCCCTTGTCCTGTCAGTTTAAGTACAACAGAGCCAGACAATGTTTCGGTTGGTAGCGTTACCTCGGTGTCAATATTTGACCCACCACCGTCTACAAGTTGGACCGTTGCCTTTTGTGTTGTTGCACCCGTTCGTATCACTCGTCCACGGACAGAAAAGTCTTTTGGGCTGCCGCCACTGAACGTATGTGTCAAAATCGCCGTTGAACCAAAGTACACTTTAACTGTTTCGGTACTTGATGTGGTACCACCCGCCTCAAATTCCACAAAATCCCCATCAACTGCTAAAGTGTTAGCCGGTATGGTGTGCGTCATCAAATCATCTTCACCGGTTCCAACATTCCCTACATTTGTTGTATTTACGTCAAGCACACCACCAACACGCGCAAATGCTGTAGATGTGCCAGCTAATACGTTTGTCAACCCATTATTGTCCGTTTTGAAAACATCCACCCCATTGTGCATGAACACGGCAATATCTTTGTCTAGTGTGCTATTGTCTGCGAGCAGTGCCGCAGAGGTGGAACGTGTAATTGGTTTTGTTGTTCTTGTGCCAAGTACTGCGGCTACGCCGAACTCTGTACCTGCAAGGTTTTGAGCAGCTCCGAGCACTGCCACATTTTGAGCACCCGTACGTGTGACTGTTGCTGCCGCCCACAATGCGTAGTTCTCTTTATTTGAACCGCCAGCTGTAACAACCCATCCAGCACGTATTGCAGAGGTGACAGAGCGCGAAAATCCACCTCCGCCCCATATACCATTTGGGCGATAAGAATAGAGAGAGGTGTCTGTGTTGTATCCTGCACTAGTACAGTTAGCAACTGTAACATCGAAATTGATACCTGTAACAAGACTGCCTCCATTATACGGCCCACTCAGGCTAAACAGCAAACCAGTACGTGCTCCGCTACTCCCCGTCACCGTAAAATTATTTTCCATCCCCTCTGGATACTCACTATCCATGGTTGCAATGAACTTTGAGTTTCCTGTGAAAGACCAGTTAGTGGTTGACGAGCTATATCCGATTGTGCGAGTTTCTGTTGAACTGAACGAAAGTGTAACATCGTCTGCCAGGCTTAGGTTTCCATCGTAGGTAATGCCAGTTGTACCATCTATCACTCCATTATTATTGTACAAAAGCTCACCATTACTTGAGTTTCCTAGATAGTTTGGTCTGAACATACCCTATTGATTATTTACCGCATATATTTTGATATATACTGATCCCGCTGAATACCCAGATATTTCAAAGTTCACTGTCTTTAGTGTTTCTGAGTTTATAAAACCATTAATCGTCGTCTCGCTTGTTATCGCTATTCCGGTACTTCCATCTACATGCGATCCCGTGTCATATCTCCACATGCCCTGATACCCCCATGTATTGCCATCTGAGCTTGATAATGAGAAATCTATATCAGATGTGTATAAATGACTTCCAACCGCCTTTACGGTCAAATTTGGACTTCCTGTGGCAAATATAGTGAACCCCACGTGCCTATGCTGTGATGTGTCCACATTTGAGCCAACACCGTTCGCATTTCCTGCACTAAAAACTGTACGCTCGTCATCTTCCCACCGGTACGATTTGTTATATATGTTTTTAGTGTTATTTGGGGGCATATTATGCTGCTACTATGTTTGTTGCATCGTCAGCACCCTGTACCATTACATAATCAAAATCGAGATTATCTGCGTTACCATTATCAATATACAAAGACATTGGTCCTTTGATTGTGTTTGTGGTGAATTCCCCAAGTTCTGAACCATCTACAAGCACTATTGCTGAGTCACGTTTTAGTACAAGCTCAAATACGGTTGCTGTGGCCGTCCAATCACCATCCCATGTGATTGTTACATTACTAGATGTACCGTCAGCATCTACCATAAATGCTTTAAATACTGATCCTGTTATATTAAAATAGAATCCTTCACCTGTTGCGGGGGACTTGAATCCAAACGTTTTGTCTTGTGATGTTGTTGGGGCAACGGGGACGGTTGCCTTTACCTTGAAGGAGCCGGTACCACTAAAAGTCCATTTTGATGCAATTTCCGCAGTGTTAATCCGCAATTTGTTTGATGTAATAGACGGACTACCACCAACTGTGGTCCAAAAATTTGTACTGTATGTGTGTGCGATTGGATCAAATAGTATTGATTTTGACATATTATCGTATAATATTATTGCGAATCAATACCTTTATAATATCCCCAGTCACATTGAGCGGATCACCTTTTTTGTACAGCTCACCGCCTATTTTGAATGGTCGTACCACGCGGTATGATTGCTTTGGTGCGTCTTTTTTTTTGAGACGTGTTATATTCCAGTCTTTTTCTGGTTTTTTAGGTCTCATAAGACATTATTAATATAATTTCTATAACCCCCCTAGCAAAGGGGGATTAGGGAAATATACTATGCTGATACTGTAACTTCGTAAGGCCTAACCGTTGCCTCACTCGTAAGTGTTCCGTTTGCATTAGTCGGAGATACAAATTCTGTTTTTGCAGCATCTGCTGACGCTTCAGAAACGTATACGGCAACACCATTAGATGATGCAGACGCGTCGTAATTAACCTTTATAAATTTGTTTGTTCCTTCCATTGTTGCAACTAAAACATCATGTGGTACGAATGTAGATGCATGGAGCAGTCTTACGTTTGACGCACCATCCTCATCAAAGTATACCGGAGTATACATATAAGGATAGTCAGGGAATGTTCCAGGATCACCAATATCAGCAGGGTCCATTGTCGTCATAGAACCACTAGCGTTTGTTGGGGAAACGAACACTAGGGATGCTGCTGCATCAGCGGCATCATCATCAAAATATACTTGTACTCCATTTGATGCTGCTGAAGCATCATGTTTTAGACGGATAAAACCACCAACAAAAGATTCTACATATAGATCTTCACCAACTGGTGACACAATAAGGAATCTATCATCTGCGTTTACTGCATCCTCATCGAAGTATACAATAATACCACCTTGAGCCGCAGCGTCATCATCGATAACAACATAAGACTCATCACTATCATCTTCAAACGTTGAATTTGCGTTATTCGCAGTCACAGACTTCAAAAGTGCTTTATTACCGTATAGATAATGAGCATATAGTGCTGTACCTGTAGTCGCCGCACTGTCATCGTCAGTCAACGTGAGTGTACCTTGATATGTACGGATATCTGTCATAATAGGAAGCGTTGTTCCACTACCACCGTCCCACAACTCAAGCGCTGCTACATCAGCAACGAGTGTACCTTTAGACAGGTCGCTTTTATCTAAGCGAAGGTACATTTGTGGGTTTCCTGTAGCTGCGTCATCAGCGTCTGTGACAGTCCATGTTTCAGCTGTTACACGTTTTGTGATAGCATCGTCTGTTGCCATTTTGGCGTAGGTAAGCGTAGCATCTGGGATGTCTCCTACGGCAACTTCTCCCATAAGATTGAAGGTCGAACTTGCAGCAGTACCGACGTTCTCGTACACACACTTATTGCCATTTGATGCATCTGTTACGGTAACAAGCGCACCTTTTGCAAAATCACTTTGTGAATCGAGACTTGCAATTGATGCCGTAAGTGTCTCTGCACGTGTGATTTTGTCAGCTGCATTCACCTCGAGAACCGTTACTGACACACTATTGATAGTGCGAACATCACCGGTCGGCTGAAAGAGGCGGAATACACCTTTTGTTCTTTTTTTAAATGCCATATTTTTATATAAAGAATAGTCAAGGGCGTTGTTTTTTGATTAGGGTAACGCCCCAAATCCCTGTCTTTGGATTTGACTATCTTAGCCATTAGCTAGTCGCTGATTTGATGAGATAAGCCATCGCTGGATCAATAATGTTTTGATCGTAACTGTAACGTACACGAACAACATCTGATACATGTGATTCTTCACGATACATGTCTACCTTACGTGGCACATCGGTCATAGTAAGACCAAATGTAGGAGCCATCATAGTTGGGCGTGATGTTTTGTGGAAAAGAACAAAGTCGTCATTCCATACGTTTCCGATAGAATCACTTTGACCCTCATCAGCACTGTTCTTGATAGCAGTACCGACGTATACATTTTCAAGACGAAAGAATCCTTTGAGAAAGCTTTCAAATGCTCCGTCTGATAGTTGCCCACCATTTGTGTATTTAACTTGCTCACGAACATCTGGGTGGTTCTTGAGTTTTTGCATTACATCAAAACTGAGTACACAAGAGTTTGGAAGTTTTCCGGTAGCAGAGCGAACTGTTTCGATACCAGTAGCAATATCATCAAATGGATCTGAGTTGTTGTAGTCATCCCATTGTGATGTACCTGAAAGTGTTGTATTTTGTGTCAAGATAGATGTGCTTGTCATCGTTGTTGCAAGAGCATTTTCTTGGTTGAGCCAGATAAGATCCATCAAGAACTCTACCGCATCACGTTTTGGATCGTATGGATCATCACTATTGAGCACCATTTCATCCGGCACGCGTTTTTCAAGCGCATGTTCTGCACATAGATATGTACCTTGTGAGACACTGTAATCAATGTCATTGGCACGTGTACCTGGGGCACGGAAGGTCGCGTCTGAATAAACACGAAGGTTGTCTTTTGCGTATTTCGCAAATTTACCTGATTTTTCTTTTACTTTCAAAACAGGTAAGATTTGTTCTGCAATATAGTTATCATTGCGGTATGCAATACTAAACTGCGACAATATCTTATCGACTTTTGAGTCACCTAGATTAGGTTTCATAATATTATCTAGTTAATGAATTACGCATCACTTGCTTCTACTTCACCGTGACAAACGAGTACTGACGCAAGGTCTGCACTGTCACCTGAAGTGAGTGATTTACAAATATATTCTTCACCCGCTGCATCACATACTTCGAGAGTACCGGTTGATGTAGGGGTTAGGAAGTTACCAAAGATTACTGCCTCACCGAGCTTTGCTTTTGATACACCTGAGATACGAACGACAGCAATAGCCTCGTTGCTTGAACCGTTTGGTGCATTTTGCAAAATACCAAGTGATTTGTTGTTAGCACCTGAGATAACAACCTCCTCACTGGTGTCATGCTTCACTGCATAATACTGCTTTGAGCTTAGGTCAGTGTTACATGGTCGAGACAAATCAATTGCCCCAGCATTTGTTACTAGTGTAATATCTGCCATATATATAACATTACATGAATTATTTTAGTTGATCAGCTGCCATCTTTTGAGCCTCACGCATGTCTTTTGCCTTTCCGCTCTTTAGTAGGCTCTCTGCCAACTCTGTTATTTGTTCTTCTTTATCGGCACTTGAGAAGTGACGTGATACTCCGCCTTTCACTGACAAATCTACGAATTTGAATTCATTGATTACCTCTTTGAATTCAACACGCATGTCTTCTGACAATTTTGACATGAAAGATGCGACTTTTTCTACGCTCTCATCTTTAATACCGATATTTCTTTCTTCTGACAAAACATATTCTTTACTTACTTCTGTTTGGAGAGTAATGAAAGAAAGTTTTTGCTCCATCTCAACATTTTTTTCCTGCAATTGTTTAAATGCAGGGTGCGCTTCAAGCTTCTCTGATAGGTCCTCCCCACCTTCTGCTGAAGCTGATTCACCACCTTCTTCAGGTAGCTCTTCTGGGCCACCTTCTACATCTGCTTCTGGTGCTTCTGGTTTTGCTTCTACCTCTGCCACACCTTCTGATTGTTCTGCTTGTTCTTCCTCTGGAAGTTCTTCGAGTAGACTCTTCAAGAGTTCTTTGTCTTCTTTTGAGACAAACTCACGCGCTTTTAGCGCACTTAGAAATTTTGCAAACATATTCATTTTGCTTAATAAATTACTTACGTCTTCACTGAGTGATAATGGCGTCTGTGCTTTTAGTGCTGGCGTATTTGTTAATGCAAGCCCTGTAAACACATTTTTTATACCCTTACCAGTTTCGTGATGTGGGTACATGCCAAAAAACTCAGCTGAGACAAATTTGAATAACTTTTTTGAAATTTTTTCACGCCCAAGTTCGGTCCATTCAACACGGGCAAACAGTCTAGACCCATCTATAAACAAATCTTTTATCCACCCTACGGCTTCCGCACCTGTATTATGCTGTATGTTCACTGGTAGCTCAGGGGCCCCATCCTCATCGTATTGCCCAACAACACCATTTTGAAAATTGTTTACAAAGTCTTTGAGCATCTCACTTGAGATCTCTAGACCACGATCTTGAATAACACCAACTCTCAATACCTCAACAATACTATCAGACTGTGACTCTCCGAGTGTTACTCTGGATATATAATTAAATTCGTTCATATTGCTTTTTTGTTTTTTAGTTGGAAAATGGCATAAATAAAAAGCTAGGGTATTATCCTAGCTTAATTACAAAGCATTGTGTATATTGTTTTACTCTGCGTATCCTTTTCTAATAAGATACTTAACCGTTTTATGTTCAAGTCCTTTCACCACCTGCCCAACCTTATAACTCTCTCCATTGTGTTTTAGATTCGTAAGAATAGTCACATTCTTTTTGTTTGGGCTTAATTTTTTATCTGGGGATGGCATTTGTATCACCTCACCGATCTCCACACCGGTATCAACCAATTCTGGGTGCTGCTCGAGAAATTCTTCTGTGACCTCTACATCCACCACGTCAGGTGCGTTTTCGTCTTGTTCTTTTGCAAGCGCTAATTCTTTCTCAAGCCTTTTTTCGCCCCATCGACCATCAATCTCTACACCGAGTGATTCAAGTTCAATTTGGAGCTCTTTTATTCTGTTACTCATAGTATAACACATTTATGAATAAATAATAATATGTTTTGTTGTTATATTTGCATTCTCATATGTGGATAGCTCAAGTATTTGGCATTTACTATCTTTACAGACGATGATATTCACCGCCTTACACTTTGAGTGACGGCACTTAAACCTTACTTCACCATCAACTATATCATAAAATACGCTTACTTGTCCACATTTTGTACAATGTGCTTTTTGCATAGTCATTTTATTTTATCTTTAATGATTCTTTGGGCATCTTCATTTGATTTTGCTATTGGCTTTTTGAGCTGTTTGAATCCGTTGACTGTTGGTCTACCGTCTAGCAGATCAAAACTATCAATAACTGTCTTTGGGATAGGGTTGTTATCTGGCTGCTCCTCAGAGGCAAAAATTGGCACCCATAAGCCACGACAGTGGGTATGTACCATATCCATCTCTGCTATAGGGTCTCCAGCCTCTACAACGCGCTTATCAAGCGACAGACACATGTTGCACGTATTACCATCTAACACCTCACTACGCTGGAATTTTGTTATGAGGTTTATATTTTTGACAAACGCCTCCCTTCTCCCCCTGTTTACGTTTTGCCCGATTACCGTACCGCTTACGTTTGTTATCATCTTACTTGCCTTATCTTGCATCTCTTTTTTGACTTCTGATACTATTGCTGTTTTTGACGCATCGACAGCCAATCCGTTTGTTATGGTGTTCTTTGCTGCGCGAGTGAGCTCATCTACATACTCCGCTGCCAATTGTTTTGTTTGAATTGTTTTTATTTTCTTGAATTTGTTTGGTGTTGGAGGAGGACTCACCCCAAGCTCGCCTGATGCTACGCGCTTACCCACATCATATGCGTTTGAGTAGGACTTTGATATGATTTTTTGTATAGGACCTTTGATAGTCAAAAGTAGTAGCCCAATTGCTGCTATATCGTCTGCACCTAATTTCTTATCAACCTTTTGTGTGTATGCATCTATTGCCGGTGCTGTTACTTTTATCATTTCATCCTCTAATTGCCCCTGTAAATCATTGAATTGTTCATTTAGGAATTGAAATTGCACCTTATCCTCTGCTGGCGTGAGTTTTCTCCACAGCTTGAAGTTTTTTTCGTATAAAAAGTTTTTTTTTTGAGATAGTTCGTCGCTATCATCTTCATCGTCTTGTTTCGGAATATTTTTGTCAGGTGTATCATCATCCTCTTTTTCTTCTATTGAGTCGTCGTACTCTGGTAGCTTGAATGTATTGTGAACATGGTCTTTTACCTCGGGGCTCTTTTGTATCAACCCTGCATCTGCGAGTGTTTTGAGTGTTTCACTATATTCTTTATAATCAATATCACCAAGTGGAGTGAATACAAGCTCAGGAACCTCTGCATTTGGTCCAAAGTTTATCATCACAAGTTTTTTTATTACTTGATTTGTGATTTGTTCACGGATATATTCAGCTTTATCTTCTACGTGTTTCAAGAAAAACGATGACTGATCCTTTGATAGTGAGAAGCTCCCAGTGCTGTCTGTACCTAGTGCAAGGAAATTGGCGAGCACACTCATAAGTATCATCTTGTTGTGATGTGCTATGGCGTTCTCAATAGATTGCCCCTGCGGGTTGCCATTTGGCGTAAGGATGCTCACCTCTCCTTCTTCCTTTGACCACGGGATCACCATGTATGCCTTTTCATTTGAGCGCAAATTTTTTAGCATCTCCTCTGCCTTATCTTTTTCTTCGTCTCCATACCCACCGTCTTTTGGCATGTATATTACGGGAATACCCACGCCATACCTCTCTGAGGCAATACCTTGAATACGGTACAGAATGTCTTTGTATTTATAATGTTTATATGCTGAACGTAAGATTGGCTGCCCAGTTACATCATCCCCCTCTTTATCGTTTGTAAGCACTAATAGTTTGTACCCGGGGATTTCTGAGGTAATAAGCTCTGTATCGTCAGTTAATATTTGCTGTGTAACACCAAAACTTCCATCTCCTATTTTCCACTTATAGATGGACCGTTGTATACGTGGCGCAAGGTCTTGAATATAAATTTTACCGTCCTTTTTGGTATATATTTGTTCAAATACTGAGTGTCCAAAGTCGAGGAATGTCAAAAGCTCACGCAAAAAATCTTTCCATGAGCGATCCGGCATATCAAATAGATTCTCACGTACAAATTCTACTATTTTCTCATCCTCACCTTGCACGTCCCACTTTGTTGCAAGTATGGGTGTTTTTATTGCGTTGAGTGCTGCCTTGATAGCCCCGTCAGAACGGCGCATTTCTTCTATATTGTCTACACGACTTTCATCTCTAAATATAGTATTTGGTTCCTCCATGAAGAATCCAGAATATCGCTGCGTACCTGAGTCACCAAGTACTTGACTCATGTTTTTGAGAGTGACATTTTTAATCTCTGAGTCTGGACTCTGAGAAACTACTTTATCAAGTGGCATATATTAAAATTTTGCTGTATTAAGATTTCCGGCAATGGTTTGGCTATTTTTGTCTTTATTATACACATTATCACGTTTGGTGTCTATCAAATTAAAAGACAACTCAAGTGCGCCGACCAGACTATCAACTCTATCATCGTGCTCTAGCAAATTTGACCCCAAGAAAAGTATTTGATTGCGGAGCTTTGTCATTTCAGGTCGCAAGTGTATTTCTCCTCGTTCAAATGACGGCTCATGCATCTGCAATCTTCCCAGCTTATCCTTACCATATTTAGATTTTGTCTGTGCTGGACTGACACCTTTCACAGGGATGTTCCTATTTATTCCTGGTATATCGTCAAATTTTAATGCCCCTGTCTTCCATGATAGAACATTTTGAAACACCGCCGTCTGATTTAGTACTTTTTCTATCGCAGCAACTTTAATGTTATCGCGATACTTGATCCATGTTTTTATAAAAATCTTTGCCTGCTCGAGCTGTGTCGCTCTGCCTGCAACCTGCTCAACAACATATCGATGCCTGTCGCGTCCGTGCCATTGTAATATTGTTATACAGTATTCATCTGCTGCGCCTGTTTCACCAGCCTGCGGGTCCATATACATCACCATTTTCTTGAGAGGCGCTTCTGGTAGGACAGTAAACAAATTATCATCAATATATTTTGGCTGCATGTGAGCCATATCATCGCTGAGCGGCTCATTCATATACTCTTGATTGAAAGCACGTGATCCTATACCTTCTATTTGATTACCGTCTTCATCGATGTATCCATCCTTTATGCGGTTTAGATCGTCTATTGAGAAATAATCTGGCCATATACTCTCACCATTCTCTATGGCTCGTCTGAAAATACCACCATAAGCCTTATACATCTGCAACACAACTGCCTGCTGGTGCAGTACCGTACCAATCATTTTGAACTTACCTCTCTTGGGGTCTTTTGATGGAAAAACAACTTGCTTGATCCATGCCATGAGTTTCTCGCGCTGTTCTGCACTGCGGACCATCTCATCATCCTCCAAATCGTCACCGATTATCTTTGTTGGGCGTTGGTTTTTAATGTTTACCCCACGACCCTTTCCTGCACCACGGGCTATGACATTTACACCATTGAGTGTTTCAAAGTGTTTATTCGTCCATTTTCTCCCGAGAAGCTTTTCATCTGGGACTAAGAAACCATACACATCAATGAGAAGTAGGTTGTTCTCTAGCTCTGCCTTAATACTTTCAAAGTGGAATTGGGCATCCCCTATTGTGTTTGATATGTAAAGTATCACCGGCTCAAGTTTATATACAATATCATGTATGGTGTCTATTTTCTCCCATGTTGTTTTAGCAAATCCACGAGGGAATATTATAACTCTATCCTTTGGTGAGTTTATCTCTGCCAAAAGATCCAAGTGGCAATCTGGTACGGGGTTTGTTCCTTTGATTATGTGTGGGAAGAAATATCTACCGAAGATGTGCAAAAATTCCTTATCTTTCAAGGACTCAAATATGAAGTCGTTTACGCACTCATCCGGTGTATCATTTAGTTCCTCCAACCACACGTCGTACTCTATCCCTGAACGAAGCTGTTCGTTTTGCGGCTTCTTCCTTATGTTTGATTGTGACTTCGCCAGTTTGCTCATGTATTTGTTTTGTTGAAAATTCGTCTGAAGCCTTACGCTCTAGGTACCAGTTACTCTGATGTATGTCACCCGCTGCTATTGCATCACGTATATTCTTTTTTGCTTGATATTTCACTTGTTCCTTAAGAAAAGCCTTTCTCTCCTTAAACTTTGGATTTTTCTTTTGATACTGATAGAAAGCTGTTGTACTAACATTAGCCAAAAAACAAGCCATTTCATCTGATGCTCCGTCAGCAAACGCGCCCTCAAGTATGCGTATGGCATTTTCGTCAATTACGGTAGGTCTTCCGCACTTACAATTTGTTGATTTACGGCATTTTCCACATCTCTTTTTTTTCTTTCCTTCTTCCATATGTATAAATTATATATAGAGTTGATATTTTGTTTTGTGTAATCGAGAGTGAAGGATTTATATTAACCTTCTAAAATATCATTCAACTGAATGAATATATCTTTGGTGATAGTTTCACCGTGCTGCAATTTTTCAATATATTCTGCTATTGTAAACAGTGCAGCGACAACTTTTTCTTCGTCCATATTACATTTCAATTTCATCGCGGATAGACATCTCATAAATCCAATTTGAACTGCTACTAAACGCATCTTTTACTAAATCCTTTACGAATTTAGCTCGCTCTTTGTCATCGTATGATGCGTCTACTATAGTAAGAACTTTTCCTTGTAGGTGTTTCACCACAGTAAGGACACGGTCTGCGGGGAGAGGGTGCTCTTCTCCTGTAAACATCTCGTGGACAATATCATTTTTTTTAGAAACATTTATCGTGTTCCCCAAAACATCAGTTTCTTCTAACTCACCATCCTCATATGCACGTTCTGCGTCCCTATCAATCCATGTTTGTCCGTTTTCGTCTTTTGGTAGCTTGTCAAAATCGACAGAGCCATCTTCTTTGAGTGGAAGGTCGTTGACATGACCCTCGTAATTTTGTTCTGACATAACAATTTAACTTAACTTCACTCTCGATTGTAAAAAACAAAATTTTATACCCACCACGCCCCCTGCAAAGAGAGAGCGCTGAACAGGCTCATGAAACATTTACATTCCAAAGAGCGTGGTAGGTAAAATTTTAGTAATATACAGGGCTAGCGAGGTATTACGAGGGGTCGATACCTGCAATACCCGCGAGCTTCTTTCCTACAAGAAAAGGCTTTCGCCCGCCCTAGATACTAATTTCTTATAGATACATTATTTTCTTGTAAAATTTGCCACACTCGTTGTTTGGATATTTGATACATTTGTCCGACAACTGATATGCCAAATCCGTAATTGTATAAATTTATTATCTCCCTATCTCTTTGTGATCTACTTATATTACTGTCTATTTTGAACTCGTGACGTAGCATGTGTATATTCTTCCTTTTCGCCATAGTTTCTTATGTATTCTCAAGACTATGATGTATTAATACCGGACCATTTAGCTCTTTGAGTATTAATATTGCCTCATCGGCCACAAATTGCACCTTAGAGACGTTTTTTCTGTTTTGTAAGGCGGGAAGTAGTGTGCAGCTATCACATGCGTTACAGACGCAATTTTCGTCTATTGATGCAACAAACACTATTCTCATAGAACCTGAATGAGTATGTCCTGATCCTCACATTTAATTTCAATCCTTGTGTATATTTCTTCGCTTTCTGCGACATGCTTCATTGTTTGGACCATTTGATTGAAGTCCTTTCTTTCCATTACTATCCTTGTTTTCTTTTTTTCCGAAGATTTTTTCATAATTTTCTCTATATAAGTCAGAATTACCTCCCATTTTAGTCCAACTGCTTGTCGGGTTCGTTACTGGATGTTGTTTCATATGCTTCTTCTAACACACAAAGTGTTTGATAAATAATAGATGATGAAAAACCATCAAATTCAGTTACCATGTCTTTTACCACTCTGAAATCTGCCTCATCTAGCTCAACCTCTTCATTTCTGTACATTTCTTGGGCTATAAGCCCAGCTTTTATGTGGTTTAGCTGTTTACCTGGTTTTGGATCGTCAACAATCTTTGCAATCACGTGTCCTGCTGTTATTTTTTGCCCACCGTCTACTATTTGTTTACCACCAAGATCATTGATTGGCTTTTTTACATTAATCTTGATCTTTTTCATATGTAACTCTTATATATGGCTTTTTAGCCAAAATGAATAATGGTAGGAATATAAGCGCAAGACAGCACGCCTTCCCCATTTGCCACTCTTTTATTTCTTCTTCTGATTTTACTTTATATCCTTGTGCAAACAATTCTTGCTCTGTGTTTGCCCGAATTTTACTACCAACAAAACCTTTCGGATATTTTTTAATTATATGCATATATTATAACATATTTATGAATAAAACAAAATGTTAATAACAACAATCATTCTTTCCAGTTTTTCATATAAGTGAAATTAAAGCGATTAAAGACATGACAAGTGATAGTCCCATAAATATATATACTAAGCGCCATGCACGTTTGTTTTGAGCTATTAGATATTTCTCTAGACTAAACTCAGATGTCCACACACTATACGCGGATACTTTTTTCTCTTCATCTATTGATGTGGGTTTTCCTTGTTTCAAGTATCCATAATGAAGCCCGCATAGTGCAATTTTTTTAACACCACTATATCCTATTTTATTATTACAACGAATACATTTCATAGCTGACAAGCAAAGAATGAATAGGCGGTTTTGTGCAGACCGCCAACTGTCTATCTCAACGTATCACTATGACACGCGGGGAGGTGAGGATCGCGGATACAACTTAATCAAAATTTATTCCATGAGTAAGCCATGCTTTTAGGTCGCTCGGATAACAGCCATCTGCCATACATGTCTGCCCACTCATCCATTTCATAAACGCTTTTGTATTACGTTTCCCCATGATAGGTTCTAATTGTTCCCACGGTATGACAGGGACGAAGTCGTTGATAGTTATTTCCTTTCCTTTGTAGGTGATTGGTTTTTTCATATTGGTGTAATATTAAAAGTATTCACTTAACTTCTGGTGTGAATCTAATTGGTTGTTCATTTTTCATCATTGTAGTGTCACTCCACATCCCATATCTTTTTTCTGGATCATGATGTACTGTCCCATGTGTAAAATTTGGAGTACTGTTTTGGGTATTTGGTATGGTGTTAACAGCAGCATATACGATTATCGCACCAAATAACATGGTAGCAGCACCGAGTATAACGAATAATGTTTGTATGAAAATTTGCATATACTATTGATTACGTAAGTTATCGAGAACATTCTCAAGAGCATCATGATACCCCTCATCATATGCTGAAGAAAAATTTGTTTCTCCTTTTGGCATGGGGGTGTTTAATTCATGTATCTCCCTCTCCACCACATCACGATGGATAAAGTTTTGTTCGATATATCCCTCTATTTTCTCCCCCACAATCGAACTTTGTTTTATAGGTCTGCTAATATATTTATTCTGCACTTTAGATACACACCATTCATTCTTTTCATCTCCGAATGGGAATTGTTTGCGAAATTCTTCTTTCCAGTTTTGCATAGTGTTATATTTAGTTTATAGTAAACTATTGATAATCCCCCAATCAGTACAGACATACATCTGCACTGGTGAGAGACTACCAGCCGTCGCCGTCGCCGTATGTATTATGTGTGTCCTCTAAGACCAGTTTTGTTGATTGCATAAGATTGAAAATACTTCAGTTAATTTATGATAACGAACTTCGTCTTTACATGCTCTCAATCTTGTTTCTGATAACTCTCCTTTATCGGCCAACTCTCCCAATCCTTCTTCTGTCCCCCATTTTTCTACATTAGAGGCGTTCTCAAGAACGATGTATTCTCCATCTTCGTAGTATTTTCCTACAAATATCCAACCTCTTTGGAGTACCACAATACGCCACTGCCCACCATTCGGGCTAACTTCACGATATGTTGGTTCAGTCTTGTTTTCAGAGAGTAGACCGATAAGAAGCTCTGCTACTTGTTTTTTGTCCATACAATTTATTTATTCTGCTAAAATGCAGTTTTTTATATATAATCAGATAAAGCAACATGTACTCTATCGGGTGGGGGGTTATTTATAAGATTGTAATTCACTAATCCAATAAAATCTCCAAAATAATTTTATGCACTCATAACATCCATTTTTATCACTGAAATTTTCATACTTATTAAGAACAACATAACCTCTACAATCAAATAATTTCATATAAACAAATCTCCAAACCTTTACTATTTGCTCACTGTCATGTTTCTTCATACAAATATATTACAGGCGTAAACTCGCCTATTTGATTTTAGAATAGATTATTTTTTGTTTATAAAATGGTCTTCAATTTCAACTCTAATTAGCATTAAAAAAGCAAAGAGAGATACTGTCCAGTCAACTCGAATATAAATTGCTGTTATTAGAACGCACCCTAGTATTACTCTTCCCATGAATTGAATATCTCTTGTTTTTAGTTTCTCCATACATCTATATTACAAGCATAAACTTGCCTATTTGATTTTAGTGAATGCCCCGTTTAGGGTCGGAGCAATGCTTTCATAATATCTTCAATTACATTCACTGTTACGGCGTTTCCTAGTGTCTTGTACCTTTGTGTATCACTCAAGCCCTCAGTCCACCCATTAGGAAAGCCTTGTAGTCGTTCGCACTCTGTTGGTGTGAGTCGGCGTATTGCTTTATTTGTTACATCCTCCCAGTCACCAACAGTTCCATCGTCGAGAGTTTCTTTTTCATACCTAGTACCATCACTATACACCCTTACTCTGTCTGTTTTATCTACCAATACACCGTGTTTGTCCTGTGCGGTAAGTGTAAAACTCGGCTCCCCATTTTCTTTAAATCGTCTGCCATTCTGTCGTTTGTTTGGTCTGTCTGGCGTGAGGACGGGAGCTACAAACGGCTGTCTATTTCCTCTTTCTTGTGCATTGAGTTTACCTTCAATAACATACGACCCTGTTGCTTGTGCCCCTTCATATCTGGCTGTAAGGGTATTTGTTTGTTGTCCCGATAGCTCAATAACCTCTCCGTCATTTTGTCCGATAGGAAATACTTCTGGTCTACTTGTTCCTCTAAGATGTCCGATAATGAACACTCGCTCCCTGTTTTGGGGGACACCGAAATTTTTGCTGTTAAGCACTTGCCATTGACAGTCATACCCCAATTCATCAAGCGTGGAGATGATGGTGTAGAACGTACGTCCCTTGTCGTGAGATAAAAGCCCTTTGACGTTTTCAAGGAGTAAAAGGCGTGGTTGTTTTTCCCTAACAATTCTAGCAATTTCAAAGAACATTGTACCTCGTGTATCGTCAAACCCTCCACGCTTTCCTGCAATTGAGAAGGATTGGCAAGGGAATCCTCCGACAAAAAGGTCAAAGTCTGGTAGGCTTGTTTCGTCAATTTTTGTAATGTCTCCATAGTTTTTATGATTAGGGAAGTGTTTTTGATAAACTTGGACGGCGTATTTGTCGATTTCGGAGTAACCTATACAAGTAGGCGCACGCCATGGGCGTTCTTGCTCATGTTCGTCGCTGTCAGTGTCGCACACACATCCATTGGTAGGTGAATTTTTTCTTTTCTCATAAGCCTGTTGTATTCCTAGCTCGAAGCCTCCTATCCCCGAGAATGTACTAAAGTATTTCATAAACATTATTAGTGAATGCCCCGTTACAATGCCACGGGGTAAGGCTGTTTAGCAGACGTCGAGCCGCTCGTTCTTGACTGCAACCAGCAGACAGTTGCTGCACTGACTGCAAATGTACCGTCGTCTGCCGTCGGTCGTCACGCCACCGTACTGGTGCACGGTAGAGAGCCGACACTTGGCTTGACAGTACAACACTCTCTTCATCATCTCGTCCTCCTTGCGAATGAGGTAGTCTCCGATAATGAGAACGACGAACATCATCGCCCCCATATAATAGCCGATAGGGACACCCCACACGGCAAATCCATGAAATGCAGTGAGCATGAGTACTCCCTCCAGCTCAATACCCGTAGAGGTACTGAGTGGTGGGATTACTCTACTATTTTCACTTTCTTGCCGACTAATTTTGATACTTCTTCAACAGTCATTTCTTGTACTTCTTCTTCCTTGTTCTTGTATGTTAGTTGACCATCCAAACAAACAGGGGGGTTATGTTTACCTCTTTTTCCTTTTATATATATACATTTGATTGAATTATATACTCCACAAAAAGCGTAGTATAAGATGTCACATGCGTCGATGTTCCTTGCGTTGATGTTCCTTGCGTTGATGTCCCATGCGTCGATGTTCCATGCGTCGATGTCACATGCGTCGATGTTCCATGCGTTGATGTCACATGCGTTGATGTTCCCTGCAATTACCCTAATTGAAGCACTTATTGAAAACGAACACTCGAACCTTACGTCTCCTTGTATGGTGAGTACGCCATCTACTATATCCCTCTCTATTTCTTCTTGTGTTTTGTATATTTTCATACTATATATAATTAATAATTACTTAATTAGAATGATTGGGCTGTCTTTAGGGCGCAGCCATTCCCTTGTTTTATACCCTCCCCTGCTTCGTCTTCTGATTACGTGCGAGCTTTTTGCTCTTGGCGTAGTAGTCGCCGAGGTT